TGCCTGGAATGACAGAAGATGGCATGAATGACATATTGGATGGGATCACCACAGCTCAGGGCCTAAAAGATTTTATGACCCTAGTCAGCTCGACCAAGGCCTCATCTGTACCCAAGTCACCCGGCGATCCTACTTACGAAACTAAGTCAGGTTTGCGTGAGCAATTGGCAAAAATGCAGAAGATGGGCGGACCAGGACGCGACCAGGCTGAAAAAGCATTGATTGCTAAATATACAGAAATGTATCCGGGTGACTTCAAGTTGAACCGATAACCGCCCTCCCCTCTCCGAAAAAGTGGTATTAAATTTGCTCGGGGGGCTGTTTAGTGGTATTTTTCGATAGGGTAGGGGAGTGGTTGGCTGTTTCACTATCAATTCCGTTTGAAGAGCCGGCCAGCCAAGACTCCCAGAATGAGTATAAAACATATACAGCGAACCCAGTCAAGAAGGTACTAAGTATGATACCTTCTGTGATGCAAATGACTGATCCGATTTTAAGTAGTGTGGTTATCATTTTTATCCTCCTTGCCATCCGGGATGTTAATCTTAACTGGTTTTCCACGACCGCCAGGTATAATTTCACCTGGCTCGATTCTTAAACGATTGGGTCGAATCTCCCCATCACTAGGAATAATCCAAATATCTTTACTCATCCCTATCCCTCCTTGCTCTTTCTCTTATTTTCCTGAGATAGGTTCCACATTACACGATCTAGCTCCAGCTTAGTGTCCAGGTACAACTTAGAAAGTTGTTCTTTTTCACGAATTACTTTATATAAGTCTTTTTTACATTTAGCGAATCCTAATGCAAATATAATTGGATCATGCCAGCTCATCTATATTTCTCCTTTAATTATGTTTAAATGTTTAATTGTTTAATTCAGCATTTAAACAATTGTTCATGTACTCGTTCAACACCTTAACAATCAGTGCAGACATGGTCATCTCTTGGTCAGCAGCAAACGTCTTAAGGATCTTTTTAAAGTCAGTGGTTACACTGAGATTAACAACCACCTTCAGTTCTGTGTCCTCCATGGCTGATTTCTTTTCCTTTTTTATCTTCTCGGGTCTTTGCATCATATTAGTCACAGCATGTTCCTCCAATTCCTATAGGGTCCGGTATAGCAACTTCAACTCTTGAAAGGATATTAGTTGCCAAATAATTTATTTCATTCTCCGCAATCTGTCTGGCCAAAAGCTCATTGGATGTGTAATCTTTTGTCACATCAAAAACCGATAGCCCTTGCATGGCACTGCTCTTATATATAACTCTATCCTTAATTGAACCAGGTATTAAATCGAGATCAGTCCCATCAAATTCTCCGACAGTCCCCTTGCCAAGCTTTGATCCTAGATGCGTCATAGAAAGGGCATAGCATGATTTAGGTGACCCGTCAGTAAACTCTTGACGTTCCTTAATCCAGGTGGTTATCGGCGCCATGCTCCAAATATCCATTGGCGACGCTTTGATAGGGATAACCACCAAATCACTCAGTTTGATACTGGCTCTGCAAAGATCATCTGCAATACCACCACCATCAAGAACATACAGCTTTTTCTTGGATGGTTTAAAGCTCCTGAGGGCATTAACCCTCTGAAGCGATAGAATCTGTAGGCATTCTTTTCCTGAGTCTAGGCGAGTGTTATGCCAGTAAGAAAGGGACTCTTGCCTGTCAGTCTCAATCAAAACGACCTCGTCAAACGGTGATCTTTCAAGTACCCGCGCAACGTAGGATGCAAAATTAAGGGCAAGCGTTGTTTTCCCACAGCCACCCTTCTGGTTTAAAAAGCTTATTATCAAAATTTTCCTCCTTTAGTAAGCACCTTGTCCATGATGACGAACTTTTACTGAATTTGTTCCAAAGTAAATCAGAACACGTGGTTTGTCAGCCCCCACCTTGACTGCATGTATATCATTATTCTTTTTAAAGGACTCTGAATTAATGTCCTCAAAAGATTCAAGTTTTACCTCTTTATTTGGAAACCACCTCGTCAAGACATACAGAATTGCCTCTTTAATCGAAATGAATTCGTACCATTGAAGTAAGATTAGATCCATATTAAATATAAACTCTGATTTCATCTCAATATAATGCTTCCAGATAGCCATTGAAGCCTCAATGCTAAATTCGTTTTCTATAAGTAGATGGAGGAATTCGGTCTTTTCCATTTTAACGGGAACCATTTTGATAATACTCATTTCCCCACCGTTGGTTTAGGAAGCTTATTATAATTTTGAACCCCTTGTCCTTTAGGTCCATTAACAAGCAAATCCTTGCTTTTATCCCTTAACTCAGACTCAAGCTCTTTAGATATACTTATTGGTTTTAATTTTCCTTTCAAAGTCGGAAACATTGCCTCGAATTTGTTCAAATCTGGCCATTCAATTTTGTCTGACATTTTTACTCCCCCAAATGTTAAAACTAATCCTACCAACAATTAAACAATTAAACAAATAGTTAATTAAACAATTGTACAACTCAACAATTAGTGGTGAAAATTGATTGCTTTATGACCTCTTTTAATATAACCTTAAGATTGATGGACGCCTTGTGCACAACCTCAACTCATTGAGGTCAGCGTTTAATCGGAGACAAGCTCTCGCACCTCCAAAGATTAAAGATGACTAATTAATTTTTTTTAACTTTTTAATTTTTGGAGAATATCAATGCCAGCAAGTTTAAGTAATGTTGCAATTGAAATGTTCCGTGATACATTTTCTAATGTTTATCAAGGAGCTGCGTACCTAGGGGACACTTCTTTGTCTGTTTATAATTGTGTGGGTGCGAGTTTTCAGTGGCCTATACAGGGTGAAGCAGCCATGCAAGCACGTGGTGCGTTTCAAAGTCAAGTTCCAGTATCAGATCCGGGATACGAACAGGTCCTAACGACCTATGATAACTGGGTGCTCAATATTCCCGTTGACGTATATCAACAGGCTGAGCTTCAGGTAAACGTATTAGGTCAGCTTGGAAAGGTACATGCGAAAAGCGCTGGAAGGAGAGAAGATCAAACATTGATCAATGCATTAGCCGCTGCAACTTTGCCAGCTGCTAATATCATTGCTGATGGTGGTGTCAACATGACTGTAGCTAAGCTACGCCAAGCTGCTACTCAGATGGATGAGCAAAATGTGGACCCTGATGATAGAGTATTAATCATAAATCCCAGCCAGCTTTCTGCCTTATTGGGCGAAGACGAGCCAACTAACGTTTTATATAACATGAATCGTACATTGGTTAACGGCAAGATTGATACATTCCTCGGTTTTAAAATCGTCACTATCGGCGAAAGACAGGAAGGCGGTATTCCTAAAGTCGGTAATATACGTTCTTGTTTCGCATGGCAGATGGATGCATTAGGTCGTGCTTATTCAATGACACCTACTGTTGAGACCGATTGGAATCCAAATATCCAATCTTGGTTGACAATTTCTCGCATGCGTTTAGGGGCAAGTGTATTGCTACCTAAAGGTGTGATCGAAATTCAATGCGATGAATCTTAATCCATAACTATAATAGGAGATATATACAATGGCTTTTAATACTTTAAACTGGGTTCGCTCAGCTGCATATGGTTATGAAGGTGAGCAAGTACCTGTTGATTTTAAATATGGCAGTACTGCAGACACTAAAGCTGCTACCTTAGCCGCAGACTTCTTTTTGGCAGTCTACGAGCAATTAACTATAGGTTCGATGATTCAGTTTACTGCATCAGACGCAACCTTAACTTTAGCAATGGTAACAGCTGCAACTAGCTCTACAGTTACATTGGCTGAAATCACTGAAACATTACCACCAGGTTCTGTTGACACAGCTGATATCGCTGATGGTGCTGTGACTGCGCCTAAACTGGGTACTGATATCGTAGCATATATAGCTATTGCAAGAGAGAATTTAGCATGTACCGCAACAACCTCTCAAGCTTTCACTATTACAGGTGTTTTAGCTACCGACAACGCAGATGCAATTATGACTGCCGGCTTTTCACAGCCCATAGTTGGAGCTGTTTGTACTGCAGGGACTGTAACATTGCATTACGCTGCAGCAGCACTTCCTACTGATGAAGTTTCAATTGTTGTTTTGAGAGATCATCCTTAGGGATAGTTTTTTGCTTGCGTAATTCAACCTGTCGGCTCATCCCCCCAGAGTCGTCAGGTTGTCTGTAAATAAAAGGAAAATGTTATGGCCACAAAGCTACAGATTATAAACAACGCTTTAACTTTCCTCGGTAACAATCCTGTGGCAACGCTCAATCTTCAGAACACTGTTTTGCAGGCAATGTCAAGCATTTATGATTTAATTCTACCAGACATAATGGCTGGACATCCCTGGCATTTTGCCTTGAGATGGGAGCAGCTTGTCGAAGATCCTACCGAACCACTAAATCCCAGGTGGAACTACAGCTACCATTTACCAGCAGATTATATTCAAGCATGGAATACTTATCCTTACGGGAATTACAATATCGTATATGGTAAGTATATATGGGCTAATGTAAGTCCTCCTTGGAAGTGGGGCTACATTGGAACTGTCTCAGAAGCTGAGTTCCCAGGTTATTTTAATTTACTCCTGAGCTATGCGTTAGCGTCTGAATGCGCCTTATTGGTGACCGAGAATCCCAACATTGCAACCTACTGGCAGCAGAAGGCGAGCCAGCAAAGAGTGATTGCACAAAACAGAGATTATACAGCTCAGCCAAATCCAACGCTCATTAGCAACCCTGTATGGAACAGTCACTGGATACCAGGGGGAGAATAATGGGATATTTAGTATCAAATCATGATTTTACGCACGGAGAGTTATCTAAGTCTTTATTTGCTAGGTCAGATTTAAATCTGTATAACAAGTCAGCAGCTAAGATTAATAACTTTGTTGTTCTTCCTGGAGGTGGTGCAAGAAGCAGATTCGGGTCAAAGGTGGATGAAGTGATCACAGCTGCAATTCCTGCCGCAGCAACAGGCTTTCAAACCTTTAGCTGGATAGCAGGTGAATTCAACTATCTTATTATTGTGTCTAATGTTTCTGGAGCTGGTGGCATTGTAGTTGCCAATGTGACTGCGCCGACAGCTGTGATTACTACACTAACCAATCCATTTACCGCTGCATCTGTTTTAGCCAAGGGGCTAAAAGGCGCTCAGTTTCAAAATGAATTTATAATGGTTAATGAGACCGCACCCGTTCAAGTCTTTACAGCAGACGGAGCCGGGGCCGTTACTCTAGCTGCATTAGTCTTTAAAAACCCGCCAACTTACCAGTATCTTACAAATTATACTAGCCAAGTATTTACATTATCTGCAAAGATAGTCACGCTAGGCTCGGTATCTGATTCTCTTTGTCCTACACTACACGTTTCAGGAGGATCATTTGCGTTTACAGCGGATTTTGTTGGAGGATATTTTGAAGCTTTAGGGAACCCTCTATTTCCTGACTTAGGAAAAGGTCAAATTGTTGAATTTGTTGCTGGACCACCAGCTCATGTTAGAGTAAGAATATCACAAGAATTTGGTCAATTGATCAATGTGGGTACTCAGTGCTTTGTAAGCCAGACTGCATATAATACAGTAAAGTTTTATCCTGCCACAGTGGCAATATATGAAGACAGGCTGTGCTTAGGAGGTGGTGTGGGAACTCCTCAAACCTTATACATGAGTGTAGTGGGAGATTTTACCGACTTTAACATGGGATCAGGTTTGGCCTCAGACGCTATTAGTTTTACAATGGGTTCTGGTAGTGGATCAAATAAAATCCAAAACTTGGTATCAGCCAGGTCACTTCAGGTTTTTACAGAATCAAATGAGCAGGCCTCACCTGTATGGGGAAATGACGGGATATCCCCTACCAACGTAGCAATACGAGTACAAACAAGCAAAGGATCTGTGGCGACCACACCAGTGATTATTGACACTGCCACAATTTTTGTGAAGAGAGGTGGTAGGGCACTCATGGCATTTATTTATGGATTACAGACACAATCCTATTCATCGGAAGACGCATCTGTAACCAGCGAACACTTAATACAACATCCTGCTGAAATGACAAGCTATACTCATAACACGGCTTATGACACCAATTTATTGCTAATTTGCCAAGAAGAGGGCGACTTAATAGCATACCAAACTCTACAAGAGCAAGGTGTCACTGCCTTTACAAAGACAACAACCTATGTAGAAACGGACCCGGTATCTTATCCACCTTATACCGATAAGTGGAAAAATGTCTGCGCAGTTGAGGAAAGAGTTTATTTTATTACAGAGAGAGCAGAAGATGATGGTTTCTTTGTAGAAGAATTAAGCTGGAACGTATCAATGGACTGTGCAGAGATGCATAATATTGCCGCAACAGGAAATACCACTATCACGCTAGGTGATCAGTTTAAAGACAGACTGGTTCAAATAGTAAAAGATATTGGTACAGATCCTCAGAATCCGACGGGTACATTTATAGGAGCATTCAGAGCCAATGCAACTAATCAAGTTACATTTGATGCGCCTGAGATTGGAGATTATTGGTTTGGCCTTGGATTTGACGCAGAACTTGAAACTTTGCCGGCTCACGTGATGGCTCAAACTGGAGATACACTTTACCTCAAGAAAACAATCAACAAAATTTATGTCCAATATATAGATAGCTACCCATTCCAGGTAAATAACGTCGACGTGACAATGGAAAATTTAGATACCCCATCAGGTGGAGGAATCATTTTAGACGCTCCAGTACAGCCTAAAGACGGAATATTTGCGGTCCCAACCACATATGGTGGATGGAGTCGTTCAGCACAAGCACTCATAAAAACAATACAGCCTTTGCCCATTACTATTTTGGGACTGTCTGTTGAACTTACAGCGTAGGAGAACTAGATGGGAATCTCAGCAGTCGTATTCGGAGTAATAGGCGCGGCCAGCGTTGGAACAGAAATATATTCTAGTGTGGAGCAGTCAGAGGCCGAAGAAAAGCAAGAAGAAGCGCTTCGCCAGCAACAAGAACGTGCAAAGGCAGCCGCATCCCAGCAACAAATACAGCGTGATGATAAGTTAGAGATGATTCAATCTCAACAAAGAGTCGCTGCTGTCGCATCTGGCATGTCCCTCTCCTCTGGAACATTCAATTCCCTGTCCCAAGCAGCCTATTCTAATTTTGCAGACGCCAGTAAAATAGGAAACCTTAATCTGCAAATTCAAGAGGACGATATAAATTCTAAGATATCCGCTGCAAGACAGAATCTTTCATCACAGCATTGGGGCGACTTCTTTGGTGCTATTGGTAATGTGGCAAATATTGCGTTGATTGGAGCGGGAGGGCTAGGTTCTAGCGCTGCAAAGACAGCCGGTTCAACTGCATCAGGTGCTGCGCAAGATGTAAATAAAACATGGAGCCAGGGAGCATCCGCAACCAATTGGTGGGACCGACATGAAAATCAATGGCAAAACCAGGGATAAGGGAGTAAATCATGGCAACGATACCCACGTATCAAGAGAACTCACAAATTCAGGTGCCAACAGCTGACATGTCACAGGCACAGGCTGCTGAGAATAAGGCTAAAATATTTAGTCAGATTGCACAAGAAGGATGGGGAATTACTCAAAAAGCAGCCGATCAAATTTATGCAAAGAAAGGGCAGCAGGATGCAGATAAGGAAGGGGCTGCATTTAAACCAGCATTAAACCTAACAGAGGCAGGGCGTGCTTACAATCAAGCTGGTGCTCCTGTTGCAAAGAGCATTTTCGTTTCACAGATGCAAAATTCTCTAAACAGCATTTACCTTAAGATTATGAATCAGCCAGTATCTACAGATTCAAAAACAGGCAACCTGGCTCAATTTGGAAACTTAACCAATTCGTATCTTAAAACTCTGGGCGATCAGGTACCTGAAGAGTATAAGGGCGAATATGAATCGTTAGCCCGTAATGTAGTGACAGGTTATGGCATGAGGATTGCGGATAAGCAGGCCAACTGGCAAGCTGGGCAAACAGCAGCACTTGCCGTTGACACCACAATGTCAAATGAAAACAATGCTTCTAACGTAATGTACACCGCTGCATATAATGGTAACGAAGAAGGTATAAAATCATCCTATGCATTAGCTTTAGAAGCGCATAACTCAGCTATACAAAACGGCCATCTAAGAGGTGTCAGTGAAGCTAGCGTATTAAATAATGTGAGGAACACAAATAAGTCATTGTTATTTGCAAAGATGTCTGGAACGTTAGGTAAGTTATCCGCCAATTATAAATTTGCCAATCCCGCACAAAGGCCGGCAATAGAAAACTCTATTAATAAATACATTTCGCTCGGAATTGATCAGGAGCGTGTCACAACAAACAAAGATGACAATAGAACGGCTTCAAGCATATATTCCCCCCAAGGCCTAAACTCAATACGCCGCAATCTTTCAACACAGTTTAGATACGTAAAGAATCAATATAAAATATCGGCGGCCTCAAATGCATTTGCTGCAAAAGATTATCTATCTGCTTTGAATCATGGAGGGGCAAGAAATTCAGATTTTGAGGCCAATCAAGAAGCTTTGCATCCAGAATATAGAATAAAAGTTGAAGATGCTATCGCACAGAACTCTGTGGCCGAGCAATTGGAGAGCATGCCAGCACATGAAATCCAAGCTATGGTTAGTGATCTTAAATCAGGCAAGAATGTAGTTTTTGATGGATATGATAAAGGAACCTCCAGGAGAATAGCAGGCCCGGTGTCAACAAGATTAGCTACATACTATCAGCAAATAAAGAACGATCCAGCCAACCAGGTTCGCTTGATGCCAGGATCGAGCGAAGCCTTTACACATATTGTAAATGGCGTTCGCCCCTTGGTCCTGTCTCAAGAGGCTAGTACAGTATTGCAGCAAGCAGCTACACAGCGCGCTCAGCATCCTGAAAGTCTCCTAACTTCTACACCTGGTCCCGATGAAAGTAAAATACTTAATCAGTGGTGGGATCATTCAGTGGCCACACAAAAAACTCATCTGGGATTGAAAGATAGCCAGGTTAGGCTCATGAATAATGCATCAGCCAAGACCTCTGTTTTAAATCTTGTTGGAGAAAGAGATACTAACGGATCAGAATCTGAAATAAATCAGCTTGCAAAGATGAGACTAGCATTTGGTGCCAAATGGAAGTACGGGCTTAGATCTCTTATCAAGCCAGGAGGCCTGGGCTATGCTCCAGTCATACAGCTAGCCGCATCTCTTAATACTAATGCACCAGGGAACGTCAAAGAAATTACGGATGCAGCTGATGAAGCCAGAAGAAATCCAGATTTTTTTTCAAGAGTGGGTAAAATAGATGGAGGATTTTTAGGTAAAACAGATGGACATGCTTGCTCATTCTCGGACTTTGGAAATCTCATATCGCTCGATCCCACATATCAACATGTGGCAAGCACAATTGGCGCCATGCCAGGACCCGAGCAGAGAAAATACTTAAGCGCCTTACGGACGACAATTGCTCAGGTAGCGGCTGATAAAGCTTATAAGAGTAAAGGCGCCAGCTCTACCGCTGAATTAAAGGGGTATGTCACCTCAGCAAGTACCTTTGTATTGCAGTCTCTGTACCAGAATGCCGGTGGAGGAGGGCCTTTGATTCCACATTCAACTGTCATACCAAACGGCGAGGGTGGCAGTAAAAACCTACCATTACATGCACCTACATTGCAAGCTGGTATGACATTTGTACAAAATAATCCTGATAAGTTTGCACTGCTTCCATCTAAAAACCCTGATTTAAAAAAGCTAAATTCAATTTATTTATCCAGGGACAAAGCAAAATCTATTTTCATAAACGGATCTTGGCAAACAACGCCAGACGGAAGCGGAGCGCAGCACTTTGGTTCGGATGGGAAAAAATCTCGCCAGCCAAATGGAGATCTTTTAATTTTAAATTATGTGGGCTTTACTCAGGATCCTCCTGAAGGTTTTTTTAATTATAACCATGGGATCAAAGATAAATGAAAGAGCCGATCCCAGATAATCAGCAAGATGATAAAAAAAATGATCCATTTCCGTGGAGCACCGGACCGACTGCCTCCTATGATGTACCAACCCCGGTTGGAGCAGATGGCCCCGTAGATAGCGTCCAGGACATAAAAGAAGGAAAAGGACTCTATCCTACCACAACAGAAGGGCTAACTGCTGGATACAGAGCAGACTTTGACGACTTTTCAGATATTCTAGGAGGTGCGTGGCGAGCGGCAAACAAACTTTCAATCGATGCGATAGCGGATGTTCAAGGGAGAAATCCTGAGGCTGACCTAAATGATTATAATCATACTCTTAAGTTGAATAAGTACAGAAATGAATTAATACAATCATACGTCCCCAAAGATCAGCAGAGTGTGTTAGGATCACATTTACTATATAATATACTTCCAGGTGTCGCGTCTTTCTTTACAGACATACCCACATTAAAAATTGCAGGTGAAGGCGCAAAGCTGGTAGACATAGGATCGAAGAGCGTTTTTACAGCACTTGGAGATGCCGTTCCTTCTCTTGGCGAAGACACACTAAAGGCAAGAGTGGTTAAAAATGCACTTAAGGGAACCGCTATAGGATTGCTGGGTGGGACTGCCTCCAGCACAGTTGGAACTGCGGTTAGTGACTTTGATGGCCAGCACGTTACGGCCCCGCAGTACTTTGCTAACATTATGAATTGGACTATTGCCGGGGCAGCTTTAGATCCTGTGTTTTCTGAAATTGGCCGTGTGGCAAAGCCAATAATTAATCCTTACTTAAAAAAAGCTTCTTTTGCATTTAAAAAGGGTGGCTCCTACTTACAAGATAAACTGACAAGTAAAAAGCCTATCTTGAGTGAGGAGGCATCAATTAATTCTCTTAACAACCAAGCCGTGACCACGGGAGTTGAATCTAGTGGCACACCCACACAGAATAACGCAAGATCACTGAATGAATCAATAGAGGAAAGAGAAAACGAGAATGCCATATATGACTCACTTACAGAGGAGCAAAAAGAGAAAACACTCTCTCCTGCTGAGCTCGACGAAGTAGAAATACTTGATCGTCAACAAAACATTCAGTCGCTTCATGAGGACGCTGAAAATATAGCAGATAAAATTTCAGAGATAGGTACCAAAGATCTTAGTGAAGCAAAGAAGACGGTGCCTATTGTATCTCTCCTCAATGGTCTGAGAGCATTAAAGGAAATTCAAAATCTAAAGGAAAGCCCAAAGCTAAACAAACTACAAAAGAGCCTTCAAAGAAATGCATATACTGCTGAGCCAGCGGCTACTGTAACCAGAATGTTTGGCAAGCCAAAAGAAAACGCTACCGCAGATGAACAAGTAATGGCTACAAAATTACACTCTCCAGAGTTTGAAAGTGAAGAGTTAGATAAACATGATAAATTCAGTTCGCCTAATCAAGAGAGAATAATAAAAGAGAGAAGTAAGGCTCTTAAAAAATTAATCACTACTCCAGCTAAAGAAAGGAAGCATATATTTCTCAGAAATCCGATATCAAAACATTTAAAAGATCTAGCAGATATTGAGAGCAAGCTTCAAGACCAAACGATGGATCTTGCGCGAGCCAAGGATGAAAGGACCATAAGGAATGGTCCTAAGTATGATGAAACGCCCACGAAAGTAGAACCCAATAGTTTTTACAAAGATAACCAAACCCAAACTCCGGAGCAGGCAGAAAAAGAGAAGCAGCCGTATGGTGAGCCTATAACTGATGATGAAATTAAGAATAGTATTAAAAAAAACTTAAAGAGCAAAGATAATCCAACGGGGCCTATCACAGAGGAAAATCTAAAACATTTACAAGATATTGAAAAAATTGAAAAGAACGACAAAGGCGTGCAGGGATTAATTAACAAAGTAGTAGCTTGCTTAGCAGGAGTATCTCCATAATGGTTACAGTAGATTTAGAAGGTGAAATTGCACGAAGACGAGCAGCTGTAAAGGTAATAGATACTAAGTGTCGAAAAGAGGTTAGTAACTGGATAGCCGTGGAAGCATCAGCAGAGGTACGCGAAGCGTTAGAGTTTGAGGGAATCAGTGGGTCCGACGAAGGGATGAAAAATATCATGCTTGTTAATAAGAAAATTTACGAGTTGGGTAAAAATTTACAACTAAAAGATCCTAAAAAATCCTGGGCGGATCACTTAAATCAAGCAGGTAAAATGTATCTTGAAGGAAGGAAGGAACAATTAGCTTTCAGAAAAAGAGCCGCCCTTAAAACACTCTTAAATGCAGCTGACAAAATAAACACAATTAAAGCTAATAAGAACGAGATCAAAAAAGCAACTCAAATAATTGTTACTGGTAGAGGATATTCTGGCAAAGGGACAAAAGCGCTCGGTGGTTTTACTAATCGCATGGCTGGAGGTTATAGAAAGCTTGCTAACGGTCCTATAGGTTTATACACTGAATTCGATAAAAACGGCGGGTCAGGATTGCTTGACTATGACCCGATTGGCTTTGGAAAAACAAACCAAAAAAAGCGTGAATTCACAACAGATGTAATTAACCAGGCCCAGTCAGAGATTTATGAGGACAATTTGGCTGGCAAGATGGCTAAAGTAATCACTAAACATAATGATACTCTTTTAAAGGCTCTGCATGAAGCGGGTATTTACGTGCAAAGATTGGCTGGACGAGTCTCCAGACCTATACACAACCCTATAAAATTACTAAACCCTGGTGGGATTGGGAAGTTTACACGAGACTTCAATAAGCACATGGTAGATAAAGCCATCGAAGAAGGGAAAGAGTTTAAAACAGTCCTGAGTCCTCAGCGCGCCGCCAAAGGTATTAAGCATCCTATTAGTACTATTTTTGATGCTCGCAATACCCTGCGAGCAGAAGAGCTCAGGAAGGAATTAGGAACGTCTAAGTGGAATGAATTAAGAAAAGAATATGCGTTTCAAGAGTGGAAGAATACCATGAAATCTGGATTAGATTTTAATCTATCATTACAAGATGTAGATCATACAGATGAAAAAGAAATTGACGACGCATTGAGAGAAGACTTTGATAACTTTACCACTTCTAATCAGATCAGGCCAAGGGATGAAAGACCATCTGGCGGTAGACCAACCTTTGCCAAATACGCCAGGGGCGGCAAGAGATCCTACTTCTGGAAGAGTGGGGTGACAAGATTGGATTATATTGAAAAGTATGGTTCTGGAAATTTTCTTAATGAGCTAAAAAATGACATGCACAGAACAGCCAAAATTATAGAAACAGCAAACACATACGGACCCGATGCCGAGGACGGATGGGAAATGATAAGAAATCATATAATTGAGACAAACAAATCTGATCCCAAGCTTGAGCAACATCTTGATCCTCTTGACACAAGTTTTAAGTATCTGACTGGAGGATATAAAGCAGGGGATATCAACACCACTGCAAGGGTCATACAAAATTTAAAGTCATTCGAAAATATTAAGAGACTAGGAAAAGTAGTGATTTCCTCTATCAACGATCCTATCAATATAATGGCCTCCCTAGGAACAAAGGGAATGCCATTAATGAAAAACTTGCATCTCTCGATGAGGTTCATGTGGAAAGACCCTGTAGCATTTTTACCTTACGCTCAAGAAAAGATACTACCCAACTTAAGATCAGCTGATCATAAGAATTTACTCAGGGCGGTTGGAATTGGGTTTGATCATATGCAGGGAGCATCCAACAGAATGGGTGTTGACCCGAGCACGTTTAGCGGTCAGATGACCAAGCTTGACCAGACCATGTTTAAGTGGAACCGCCTGGCAACACATGATGATGTAATGCGTGAGACTTGTGTAACAGCAACATCCCATTGGTTGGCTCTTAATGCGGGGAGAAGTTTTGATAAACTACCTCCTGCGCTCTCAAATGACTTTCATTTAAATGGAATAACTCCCGAGGTTTGGGATGTCTGGAGAAATTCAGAGCAACACGCTGTTAAAAACCTATTCTGGCCAGGATCGAAGAAGTTTCTAACGCCTGAGTCTTTATTAAATATAACACCGGCCGAAGAAAAGTCATCTGGTCTGTCAAAGTCTGAACATTTCAACAATCTATTGACATATTTGCATGCAAGCTATGATGAGGCTGTGCCTGGAATGGATCTTACATCACTTGCTAACGCAGCTAAAAGGCGATCTATTTCTACACCAGCAAATTATATAATAGAGCTGCTCTTGCAATATAAATCCTATCCTATAAATTATGTAAAAAACGTGCTCGGACGGGTATTAAGACAGGCACCGGGACAAGGTTTTGCAAGATCAGCAAATATTATTAAAAACTTTACATACCTCTACACGGGCACAATGATTGCAGGATATGCCAGTGAATCAATTAAGGCCTTTCTTAAAAACCAGTCCCCGCCTCCATTAACTGGCCCGCACGCATGGGAAACCTGGTTAAGAGCTATGGAGGGACCAGCAGGTCTTTACGGTGATATGGTAGGAGCTATTGTGGAGCACCCATACAATGCTATTTCTGAGGCCTTAGGTCCCGTTGCATCAGATGTTGGCTCAGTAGCCACATACTTCTATGAGTTAGGAGATAGATTATTTAGTCACAAGCATCACAAAAAAAGTGCAGGACTAATCACAGCTGAACTGGCTAAAAGGAACTTACCTTTCGCATCTCTTCCAAACGCACAGTTATTTCTTAACTACTCGCTAGGCAAAGGGGTTATAAACCATTTTTACCCTGGGACCTATGAGCGACAGATGCACAAATACCACAAATACACGGGCCAAGAACCCATCATTCACCATTAGGAGAGACCAATGCCAAGTCCAGCAACTCAAACCGTTTATCAATTCACAGCTGATGGCTCTGTTACTTACACCATCCCCATGTGGATATTTTCAGTAGGTGATATAGCCGTTTATTATGGGCAAGCACTTCAGGCTCCAGCAGCATACTCTGTATCTGCTATTGTCTCTGATACCAGCTTCAGCTTGACTCTTGCTGTTGATCCTGGAAGCGGCACAGTCACAGTATGCCGAAGAATACAAATCGAAGATCCTACAAACTTTGCGCCAGGTAACAGCTTAACTGCTGAGGATTTAAATCAAAGATTTGACGCTAGCTATTTAATCGCATGGGATAACTTCTTTTATACCGCTAGATTTAGCAACACGCCAGCAGATAGCTCACAGATATATCCAAGCTATGGTGAGGTTTCTCTAACCTATACCCCCGCAGATCCTGAATACCCCAAAGCTGCTGATCTTGTTTTACCTGTCCTATCTACTCCAGGACCTGGCGATGCTCCAAGAGTATGGGCAAAAGATTCAGCTGGATCTATTATTGATGCACCCTTAGATCCAGGAGGAATAACTGCAGCTGAACTTAAAGCAGAGTTGGCAGCGGGAACAAGTGCAAGTGATTCAGGAGCGACCTTGGTAGGGTATTGGAATGGAACCTCACTTGTAACCGTGCAAGCAGGACTTGATGCGATTGGTGATGAGTCCCTGATAGCACATTATGACGCTCCTACTGGAATGATAGTAATTGCAAATGGACTAATTGGTGACCCCCCTCTCTCTACAGATATATCATGGATTGAAGGATCACCTTTCCCTACTGTGCCTGCGACAGGACTATCAGATGTTATTTTAGCTACTAGGGGCTGGGTTAGCACCAATTCCTCGGGTAGCTGGTCAATAGGCGCTACACCTTCGTCGCCTCAGTATGATATTGGCAGTTCTCTTGCAGTATGGACCTGTGAAGTAACGGTTACAGTTGCCGCATTGGCAGCGAATTCTATTAATCTCGAAGATCACTTCATTTCGATGGAAAATTTGACTGGAATAACTACTTTTGATGGATCAAACGGGTTCACTGTTAGCGTCTCTCCAACTATAGGACAGTGTGCAATTACCACTGCTTGGGCAGACTACAACACATCGGGTCTTGATTATGGTATAGCAATAAGTGCAACTTACACCAATACAGCTGGCGCTACAGCAAGCCCTGCAGGTTTACAAGGTTATGTTCTTACTTTGACTCAAATTACGTGATTTAGAATGATAAATAAAAATCAGCTTAGGTGACATCATGATTATAGATACACTGGTAAACGCAGGACTTAAAATATTTGGTGGTTTCTTTACATCAGATGAGGATAAAAGAAAAGTAGAATTAGCTCTTGCGCAGCTTGATGCTCAGATGAGAGCGGGACAGATAGAAATAAATAAGATAGAGGCTTCTAACCCAAGCCTCTGGGTTTCAGGATGGCGGCCATTCATAGGCTGGTGCTCTGGCGGAGGGGTCATGTACGAATATATTGTAAGACCACTTCTAGTTGCCGCATCCATTCATGCGCCACCTATTGACACGTCTAGCTTATACCCTTTAGTTATGGGTATGCTTGGTTTTGGTGGTCTTAGAACACTGGAGAAATTCAAAAAGAAGTAGGGGGGAATGATGAGTGTAGAATACTTACCGCATCAGTTTGAGCCGCGGCCGTACCAGATGCCTTTGATGAATGCGATGCTGGTAGAAAATAAGCTGCGTGGATTTGTCGTGTGGCATAGGAGGTCAGGCAAAGACAAAACATGTTGGAATATACTTATTTGTAAAGCATTACAGAGAACTGGAAATTATTTCTATGTCTTTCCTGAGATTGGGCAGGGAAAAAAAGCGGTGTGGCTGGGCATAGATAAGAAAGGAAAAAGTTTCATAGATCACATCCCTAAAGAATTTGTTAAGAATATAAATAACTCTGAGCTTCGGATTACACTCACAAATGGAAGTACTATCCAGATTGTAGGAGCCAACCGCTATGACAAGCTGGTAGGAATTAGTGCGTGTGGGATAATCTTTTCTGAGTATGCAGTCCAGACTCCTTTTGCGCTCCGCTACCTCAAGCCATCACTTAATGAGACTAATGGCTGGCTTCTCATTAACTCTACTCCACGAGGACATAATCACTGCTACAAGCTTTTTAATTCAGTCAAAGAAGATGACAACTGGCATACATCTGTCCTTACAGTCTCTGACACAGAGGACGAGGAGGGTATGCCTATTGTCTCCGACGAGCAGATAGAAGATGATAAGCACAATCTCAGTATTGAAGAGCTCCGTCAGGAGTATTTTTGCGATTTCGACGTGGCGCTCGCCAACGCTTACTTTAGCAAATACCTCAGGCAGGCAGAAGAACAAAACAGGGTAGGGGACTTCCCAGTTGATTGTAATTTGCCGGTGCATTCATTCTGGGATCTCGGAATTTCTGACAGTATGGCAATCTGGCTTGTTCAGCTTGGTACAAATGGTGAGATCAGACTTATTCATTACTACGAAAACAACAACCAAGGTTTTGAACATTATATAAACTATATACATGACTACAGAAATAAGTACGGTTATGTTTTAGGAGATCATTATGCCCCCCATGATATTGCTGTGCGTGAGCTGTCATCAGGACAATCAAGGCTAGAACGCGCAAGGAAACTCGGTATAATTTTTAGGCAGGTACCCAGGACTAAGGATAAAATGGCTTCTATAGAGCACACACGGGCCTTATTTAGCAAATTTTATATACACAAGACAGAATGTCAGTATGGAATTGACTGTATTATGGAATACCACGCAAAAGAAGGAATCAACGGTGCACATGGTGGCGTTGACCATAACTGGGCAAGCCATTGTTGTGATGCATTGCAGCTGATAGCACAAGCCAGGATTGAGGGAATGCTAACGAGCAATCAGCATAATCTGTCAGGCGGTGGTATACACCAGAACCCATGGTCATCTGAGCCTGTTTGATATGACTGATAATTGCAGTTATCAGGCTTATGGTATATCTTGTGTCACCTCTTAGAGAGAATCTTCTAAAAGACCGAGCGCAATTCTTATCAGTTCAATGACAACTTCTATCATAGCTTGCTCCTTGGTTTTTATCCCCCCAAGTTTTAAGAAACTATTTTGAGTATAGAATGTAGATAATGCCCATGGTTGGTAAAATTACACCAAATATTAAAGTTGAGAAAGGTAAACTATCCATGTCCACTCCAGGTTTGATTCATCCGTGCTAGTATTATAACATGTACTCATTTTGAACAACAGGGACTATATTGTCCCTGGCTCATGAGATACTATGTTTGACTTGATGTAGACTGAGTCCAGTTGGTCTTCCAACTCATCAACTCTTCCTCTAAGTAGTATCATCTCACCGTTGAGTGTCATTATTAATCTTTCCAGTGAGTCTATTTTTGATTTTAAATTTATATCATCACTCATATATTCCCCCTTTTTTTGGTAATTTCTTTGGATAAAAACGATTTATGATTTATGCAATATAAAAAATAACACCATCTTTTTTCTTCAGTCAATATTTGATCAGATAACCACATAGAACCCTCGACGATTTCTACAACCATATTAGGATCACTCACTATTAAACTTTTAAGTTTTCTCGTCAACTTAGCATGGGGCCATTCGTTCTCAATGTATTTGACCGGAAGATTTACAAGTTGATATATATTTTTTTTATTAATCTCTTCAGTCATTTTTCCTCCTTATACCAATCAGTTGCTTTAATTATGCCGTGATTGCTTCTAATATAGTCGTGCTTAATAATATCCTCTATGTCGCGCTCAATTTTATTAAGGCGCACCTCAACAGCATAGTCAGTCAGACCGATTGAGGTATCTAATCTTGTAATCTCAGATTGAAGATGGTGTAATTTAACCAATCTTGTTTTTATTGAGCGTTCAAGTTTGTCTATTCTCTGTGTACAATGCTCGTCAACAGCATCTATTACGTCGCTCACCCATAGGCTCATCCATCCTTTAAATGTCATTTCTTTCCCCTTTGTCTGCAATTATTTTTCTTGACAGCCTTCTCAACAGCTACAATTTTCCCCTTAGTCTGGGCTATCTCTGGTGCTGCTATTCCGTCACCCTTTCCTGTACCCCACCAAAAAGCCTGTACTTTACTATCTTTTATACGCTGAGTCTGCGCAAAAACAAGATTCGTTTCCTGTTCTTTTAAAGCATTCATTGTTATGAATAACTGCTTGCACGTCATTGTTTCATAAGTGACAGGTGTTACATAGGTTGCTGTTATCTCAATTGGCGGTGTTGGCATGTTCATGCAGCCTGTCAATAGAGATATAATTGGTAATATAGTTAAAAATCTAGCTTTCATTCTTTCCCCCTTAGTTAAAAATATAATTTAAACCACCCATTAAAACATTCATTGAAGGGCGAATTTTAGTTATTACATTAGTCCAATACGAAAATTTGCTCAAGCTAAAAGGGGAATATTTGTAATAGTCGTATTCTAGGTGCGCTGACCAATGATCACTAAACTGTTGGTTCAATCCTAATCCTACGCGGTAGTAGAAAATCTTATCACCCTTAACCGTGGGAAATAGTCCAGTTGCACCACCCTGTTTGGTTATTCCGCCCGCAAAGCTACCAACCCCTAATCCACCACGAGCATACACATTTCCGTTTTTATTATAAAAAAATCCAAACTTCAAACTTGCTCCCAAATTGTAAGAAAATTTTTGATCTGCCACTGTACCATAATGTTCTACACTGGTTTTCCCTAATGGCACTAAGATGTCCCATTCTTCAGCAATTAGTATACGTTTTGAGACTTTCTTTTGAACTCCAAGATAAAAATCAAACATGCCGCTGTTTGATTTGCTATGATATGGCACTATGATGGTGGTAGGAAGTGGCTGAGGTAACAATGATAAATTACCTTCCATTGTTAAATTTTCCCATCCTCCCTGCACGCCCATATAAAGATTATCTGCATTTGCTATATTTATAGCAAAAAATACAACTAATACCATTAATTTTTTAATATACTTTCTCATTTCTCTCTCCTTGTTTATACATCTGATAAAAAAGTTACCAGATTTAAATGGTGTTCGACGTTAACTCATGTGCCCTATCCTACTGTAAACCTCAAAAGAATCACGTAGGATCTCGTTTATATTGATGATTCTAACAATAATGTTATAATACACTGCTCACTGATCTCTCTCCCGAGAATATCTCTAGGCAAAACGGGCGGCCGCAACCCGCCCCTTTTTATCTCTTACATTTTATTTCTAATGCAGTAAGCAACCTTGTTGAATACTCACGCCTATCGGTTTCATTATCTATCGTTGGAATATCACCCTCAATACGCGCAGCCATGACCAGCTTCTTCATCGCCTTTATGATCTGGGCCACTCCGGACATTGAGAGGGCTTGATCTATAAGGACGTCAATCTTAACTTGAATCTTGTCTGCTTCATCTCTTGTTTGAGCCCCTGCAATTTTTTTACATTGCATAACGAGCCCGCTAATTACTCTTTCTTGATGCGACCAACTCGTGCTAACCATATCTAATCTCTCATAGATAGGTGTTGTTATTTCTAATTCCACATTTTTCTCCTAAGTAAGGCCCCTCTCGGGGCCAATTATATTATCTAACTTTTTTCTTTGCATCTTCACGTACTATATATACAAAGTCAGGCGCCTCTATTGCAAGCTTTGCGCTACCGAGTTGGCAACAGTATACTTTTATAGCTATTTTGACCATTTTTCCTTCAATGGTGGTATTAAAATATAAAAACTTACCTTCATGTATAGTTACTGCTAACATAATCTCTCTCCAGTTATTATTTAAATTAAAAAGGAATCCCTGTATCTTCAACAATTCCTGACTCAACAACAGGTTCTTCTTTAGTTACCCACTCCGCAACTTCTGGATAACCTCTGTCGTTAATTCCTAGCTTGCACTTACCTTGATAACCTTTCAGCTCGGCCTCTTTATAATGCCATCCATCCTCTGCGTGGGTTATCTTGCTAATGCCTAGCGTGTCAGTAAACTTGTCAATGAAAAACTGCCCCTTCTCAGTACCCCAGATAACATGGCGCAACCATTTGTCTAGCTCCACGCCTGCTGAGTCCTTGCATTTCATCACAACCTCGAGCGCTGGAGTTTCTTTTTCTCCCAGCGTCTTTTCGTTTAAAATGCAGATTTTGAAGTCCACAACCTCACCTTTCTCGGCTGCGTCTTTAACTGTTTTTAATTCTTGTTCCATTTTAGTTTTCTCCTATTTTTAATACTTGAATTGATTATTTCCATGCGTCTAGCATGAGTTGTATCATCGTGGGTGAACTTTTTTAGAAAGGAATGAATGTCTAGCCCTTCTCTTGGCGTTATTATTCCTTCCATCACACCTTTAACAATGCAATCATTCTCTATCCATTTAATTCTGAATTCCTCATCCTCTTGTTTTCTGCATTCCTCATTTATCCTTTTCCACTCCTCCTGTCGTAGCTTCCTTTTCTTCCCAAACATCTTATTCGTCTCCTGTGTTAATATTTTCTATGGCTGAACTTACCTTGCATTCAGGAAAATTGCTCGGGAGATCTATGCACATCCTAATTGTCTGTGGTCTAAAATCTCCTGGCTTTCCCTCCATTCCGTGAATTGGGGTACCTGGCCCTGTGTATGCCTCGATTGGCAACAACGTTACGGTAATTCTAATTTCTTTATCACTCACCGTACCCATTTTAGTCTTCTCCTTTTAGTTGATTCCATTTAATTTCGTACAAGCTCCTTAAACTTGCCTTGTCTTCTCCTTCGTTCAAAGACTTTAGTTTTCTTCCAATCTCTGTTAAATCATATGTGTACTTGGCTTCCTGTATCTCCTTTTCATATTTTACGAAATCTACATCATTCACGCGCCTTATCTCCTGTCTTGCTTTTTCAGGTTGCTGAGCGTCTGGATCTAAAGAGCCATCGTCAATGGCAAATAGATTAGATAACGCTCTTCTGTGTGCATACGTTGAAGCTGCACCCGTTTGCTGTGATAGATCCATCGCAGCCTTGGTCCCTATCTCTGACAAGCCACAAAAAATCTCACTCTTAATACCTTCACCGTCGATTAACGCGGTCTCTACCTTAACAAAAAGCCTTGACCTGTCACCGTCTGGCAGAGAGATGATTGAATCGCTTCTCCACAATGAAACATCAAGATTATGCATATTTTTCTTAGCCAAAGCCATAATTCCCTCTATGTTACGGTATGAGCATCTGTTTCCTTTTGCGTTCTTCTCCATTGACATGCTGAGCTGAAACTCTCTAAGCTGCTGGTGTATGTTCATTTTTTTATTTTCTGTTGTCATTTTGTTTTCTCCTGTTAAGAATAAGTCCCAAATGCATCCACATGGGAAAAAAATCTATGTGTTTCCACCCCTTCTAACCCGTAGTCTATCCCCCACTTTTCGAGTGCGTGGTCACTGCTAATCCAAAACCAACCATCTTTCCGACGGCAATCACCAGATATAAATCCGTCCAAAGTATAGCGATAAAATGATCTTAATAGGATTTCAAACTTCTTTTTATCTATACCCCTATGCTTCCAATAGCTTCCTCTGCGTCTCCAAATTGGATTAAGACATTCTTTAACAAAACCCTCTATGGACTCCTCAGTAAAGGCGCTTACCCAATCTGGATCCTCTTTTATTTCCTCTTCAGTCATTTTTTCTTCATAATTTGTATCATACTTATAATTTTCTTTTAATAATTTCATTTTTTTATCTCCTTTTAATCCATCCAACCTTCATAATACTCTACTTCAATTCGGCAGGCCTTCAAATACTCCATAGCAGGCCCGACGCACTCATAGGCTGATACATTGCCTTGGCACGGGGGGCTGTGGATGACCGTTTTATCAACCCATGTCCGCTTTCTCGGCCCTCGGTATCTAATTGTTATGCCTGTACCAACGCAGCAGGTTCCCTTTTCTTTTCGTCCAAGCCTTACCCATTCTCGATACCACGCTTCATTTGCGTAATTAAAGAAGGGCGCAAACTCTTCAAGATCTTTCTTTTCGTAAACGGTTACTAGATCGTTCTCGTCGCTGTTGTAATACCTTTTCATTTTTTTCATTTTAAACCCCCTTGTTGCTCAGCCGTACGCCCTAAGCGTATGTCTGCCGTTTTTGTCAGCATTAAACGTTGCTAACTTCCGTACACTACCCATCTGATCTGTTATCTTTAGACCTGATGTCCCTTTAATCTTTCGAGCTAGAAAGTCCTCACCTTCTTTTTGCTTAGACTTTAGCTTTTTTATATCATCCTTGAGCTCTCTAATCTCGGACGCGATAGCTACTGACTCAACATCTGCCTCTGACATTTTATCAGTCTTTCGCTTAGGATCGAGATTATTTAATTTTGCTATTTCCTCCGTCGTCATTCCTTCTGGCGGTACACCTCTTTGCACGAGATCCCAAAATATAATCTCTTTGCAACGCATCCTAGCTATAAATCCGTGATCTCTCTTAAATTTATAAATGAATACGTTTCTTGCTAAGTCAGCTAACACATGAGCCTCGTTTAACCCTGTGCACATCAAGTAATGCATGATTTGGTAATAGTATGCTATGGGTATTGATTCTTTCTCATCAAATCCGTCCCCTACCGGCTCGATCCAGTCATCAAAGTTAGGCCTTGATAGTATTTTAATCTCTACTATGTGAGATCCGATAACTATTCCGTCCACGTGTGCTATCAAGAACTCATATTCAGGATGCTTGATCAGCCCTGGATTCTCTGACAACTTAAAGCCTGTTAGGTCTTCATAAAGATCTAACGCGCCCTGCTCGTAATACCGTCCACGCTTCATGGATATATTGTCTGGTATTGGTTCTGCTTTCCCTGTCTTTTCTTTAAATAAGTCAACAGGGTCTCTCCACTTGTTGGAGCGACACACCACACTTGCATCGCTACCACCTATACCGCGTTTTCTTTCCTCTAAAAACTCCTCATAAGAATCTCTTAAGGTTTCCTTAATAATTGAACTCATAATTAGATGCCCCTTTTGTTCTTTTCAAAACCTGAGACAAAAACATTTGACTGGCTTACTCTTTGATAAGGCTTGATAAAGTCGCACATAAAGTTTTTAGATGTATGGTTAGGCTTGCTATACATAATGAAATTAGATATAGTTTCACTGTTGGCTGGTTTTATTATTTTATTCATTAAAATACTCCTTTGATTAGTTAACACAACTACTACTACAAATGCACGGGGAAGTCAGGGCTTGAGCACCCGTTTAAACCTTCCCCTTTTTTTATTTCGAGAAAACCCACTGGTTTAATTCCTCTGTCAGTTCTTTTTCCAACTTACCCCTCTTTAGTTCGTCCTTTAGCATACTAATCTCATCATTTATAAAACGCGCATAGTCTTCCTGATCAAACATATTAAATTTAGTCATACTCCCCCCTCCTCTATCCTTTGTTCGTTTCAATCAAAATATCAATGTAGTAGTCAAAACTAAAATCAATTTCTCTTAGCATTATTATCTTTTCAAAAGACAACTTACCATCGATAAGATCCATTGTGTTTTGCATGGAGAAATCAAATAGATCTGATTCCATTTTTTTATCTTTCATTCTACCCTCTCCTTTGTTAATTGTTTAAATCAAAAAGTTCATTGTGCGATTTGACCATACAAGCTGATTTTTCAAACTCTTCTCCAAGTCGCTCATTGGATGCTTCATAAACCCAGTCACGCAATCTCTCGATGAGTGCTAAGAAAGATTCTTTAACTTTAACATCACAATTTGAATTTATGTCATAATTGGAGCTCATTGAATAATAAGATGAAGCCATGATTTGCAAAGTCAATTCTCGTATATCTTCTAGACTACGCGCACTTCTCTTCGACCATGGGAGTGAGGAGAACTCACAAAATACCTCTCCCGTAAGCTCTCTATCATCTGCTAAATAATCATATATTAGTGATGCGTTTAGTTTTTTTGTTTTAGGAAGTTCATTGTTATGGTCAAGATGATCTGATACCACCTCATATGGTGTTTTCATTATAATACTCCTTTAAGTTTGTTTTTAAAAATAGCGCCTACTACAACGCTATAATTAAACTTTACTCCAATCTTCTGGAGGTGTCAATACCTTTTAATAAAAAGGTTCAAATGTTTTACCTACACCCTATGCCAAAGAAGACAACCGACAAAACGCTTGATAGGCTCATCGATAAATGACTCACTGCGTGGGTTCCAAAATACAAAGCCAGCCCACTCATTCCTATGGCAGCAAGGATGATGAATGGGTTAGACTCTGTACGCTTGGGCTCACTCTGTGGCTTTAAAGGTACCATGCATACATTATTATATGATACTGGCTGGTTGTAAGTGGTTTCTACGATCGGATTGTAGCCTGGATCGTAATCGCAATTTGTCTCTCCCGCGGCTAAAAAAGTCTCTCGCAACATAAATGACTCCTATTTTTTTGATTTAAGTTTTTTTCTAATTAATCTGGCCACGTCAGCTGGATATACATTAGGGTGTAATCTTTCAGCCATAAACCAGGTAGGAAAAAGCTCAGTTAGTCTCAAACAATGATGCGGTTGGAGCAATCCCTTAGACTTTGGCCCATAATAATAATGTAAATGATGCTTAGTAATTCCTAATTGTTCGCATAATGCCTCTTTGCTATTGCCATATATCTTGATTGCCTTCTCAAGACTGCTTTTTTGATAATCTCTCTGGTTGTCCATATGTATATCCCCTCGACGTTAAACATAATTGTTCAAACATTTTACCTCTATTGACCTTGAATGTAAACCCTGATAGTCTAGTTTTAGCTCACATTTGTATAAGTAGAATTATGGTTACCAGAATATCTAAAAAAGATACTACTTTTCGCGGTCTGCACCTTCAGGATGCGGGCCTATTTGGCGTAACCGAAGCCTTTATTATTCAGCAAATTATTCACTGGTGTAAGCTCACCAAACGTAAGCCAGAAGAAGGGATATATAAGACCTCTGATGAGTGGGAGCATGAACTAGTATTTCTGGCCAAAAGAACATCTATCCGGTTGGCGATAAAAAATCTTAAAGAGCAAGGTATTATTTGCTTAAAACAAGGCCCCGGTCGCCATAATCATCAGCTCTGGTATTCGCTAAATATGGATCTTTTAGAGAAATTGAGATCTAATTTTAAGATGCCAGTTCTTAAAAAGAAGGAAGAAATAGAAATGAAACCTTGTACTTTTAATGCATCAATCAAAGGGACAAATTTACTAAGAATGAGCAATGATGTGATTCAGAATCTGAACTACATAGAGGGCGATGAAACACTAGAGGATTTGCATCTTGTAGTTCAGAATACGGCTTTTGTCGGTCAGAATCCGAACTACATAGCCGATTTATACCTTTATATAATAACAAAGACATTACAAATATCTTATTTACAAAATAAAAATTCTTGTGAGTTAGATTTCGACCAAATGTTTGCGTTTTACAACAAAGTAACTCAAGGATTTAGAAGAACAGGAAAGAAGGCAGCTCGTGACCAATGGTCTAGCTGGCCCCAATGGCAAAGAGACGTGTTCTTTGGTCGAATGGCAGATAATCTGCTAGAGCAATATTTAATAAATGATTATTTATACTGGGGAGAAAGGGACATAAATAATATGTTTATCGGCGGTCTCGGTAAAACTTCAAGAACTCCAAACAGTTTTGTAAACAAATGGCTCGAACGGGAGCCGCCAAACGATGAGGAATACTATGATGGACTTAGAAAAGCCAAAATCAAAAATATTGGAAAGAATAAACAGTCAAAACAATCTTCCACTAATCAAGCCCAACGAACCAAGCAACGTTACCTCGCTCTCGTGCAAGCCAACGGTGGACGGGATCCAATCGTTGACGGCCTTACCACAAAACAGGGGTGAAAGATCACTCTTTGCCCCTATCGAGCAGATCAAAGATCCTGATGATGTTTCTGATGATGTCACAGAAATTATGCATGAGTTATCCATGCGTTATTTGCATAAGTACACCGCTAGAGTCAAAGAAGAGATGGATTTTGCAACTGAGCGCGCAGCTTGGAGTAGACTGTGCATGTCTATGGCGACAAAAGAGCTTAGATGCGCTTTTAACTCCTGGTTTTCTTCGTCTAACTCTGAAAAAAACGCATGGCCTCCTGTCCCATCTGATATTATGGCTTTGGCAAAGGCTTCATCTGCTTATCAGACTAGAAAGACCAACAAGTCCTCTAGTCAGCCTGTTCTTCTGACGCCAGATAAAATTGATGATATGATTAAAAAATTTCCTGAACAATACAAACATGGCAATCGCCGAGGCACAATTGAAAAGATTTAGTATATATCTGTTATAATTCACTCTTTATGCGATCAAAAACTTTACATTTCTTAAAATAATGTTAAAATCATCTATGCGTGGAACTTTATTGTACAATGCACCATCTGAGAAAGACATTCATTTGTCTATCTGTCAGATGCTGAGAGTTCATCCAAAGTTTAAGAATCTTCTTTGGTGGCATTGTCCAAATGGAGCTAGTTTTGGAAAAGATCGTAAGAGGGCAGCTATTCAGGGGAATCTGCTAAAACGACAAGGAATGCTACCAGGTGTACCAGACCTCTTCTTCCCAAGCTTAAATTTGTTTGTGGAGATTAAGACAGCTACCGGTAAGTGCTCACCTTCTCAAGTCGAGGTGATGAAAAGATTGGAAGATTGTGGATATACGTGTTTAGTGGTTAGAGGAGTTGCGCCTCTGTTAGATATTTTAATTAATATATTATCTAAGGATGAGCAACTTGAAGCCAGAACTATTCCAAGAATTTGCTGATAAATTAACTGATCCTGATCAGAAGCGTCAATATTTGGCGGCCTCACGTTCTTTTACGGGTAGACCGACGAAGTATACTCCAGACTTAATCCCTCTCATGCTCTATTATTTCTCAATCGGGAGCACGGTGTGCACCGTTTGTTGTGAATTGGGGATAGGAAAATCAACTTATTACGATTGGTTGAACAACAAAGACACATCTTTTGATGATTTCCGGAGTGCTCATAAAAAGGGCAGAGCACTTAGTCGAAATTATCTAGAATCTATAGCTTTGAAATCAATCAACACTGGTAAAGCTGACCAAGCCAGATTTTTATTCTTGGAAAGCCGCCTAAGGCGTGAATTTTCTGCCCCAGAGCATTGCGCAAAGGTTGACTTTGCCGCATGCGAATCAAGCGAAGATCGAGTTAGGGAATTGTTTGGTGCAATCTCACGCGGTGAGCTAAGCGCTGCTGACGCCTCCACGCTTATGTCTACTCTAAAAACCTCAGAAGATTTACTTACACTGCCTGGCCTGCTCGCAGATCTAGATACGCTCAAATCAAAATTAAAACTAGGAGAATAAAAATTGGATAAGAAATCAATAATGGCTGCACGTAAGAAACCTGGCGGCTCTAATGTCGGTGAATACCACTCTGGCAACATCTTTGTAGGCCCTGCTGGCGGTGCGCCTAAAGGTAGCTACCCAATTACAAAGGGCGGATCAAAGAAAATAGATCCTAAGCGCGTCCGTGCAGCTCTGGCTCTTGCGCATAACGCACCTAATCCGCAAGGAATAAGATCTCGTATTAAATCTATTCTGGATAAAAAGAACGTCATGCAGGGCCTGGCTAATCGAATCATGAAAGGCGATAACAGGAGGAAGGCAAAATGATGTCTCTACGTAATAAAGTGATGATGAAGATGAAAAAAATGGATGAGGGGATGGGCAATGGTACTGATAAGCTCGATGGTGACGTGGTTCCAGGATTTCCTGACGTGGTTCCTTCAGAAGCCGAAGCGCCTTACTCCGCTCCAAGAACTGGTAAGAAAGTTACCTTCAACCGCGGAGGGTACTAACATGGCAACTACGAAAGCAGCCCCGATCAAGGACTATCTTGGGAACGTAATAGACAACAGCTATTTTCTAGATGCAAAAGATATTTACTGCGTAACTTGCAGCAATGGGGATACTTTTCAGATTCTGAATATCAAAAGACGCGCCGTTGCCATTACAACCACATGTGGTGACTTGATAATGTCTTATAGCGCTCAACCACTAGCGGCATCTCCAGCAGCTCCAGCGTTACCTGCTGGCCTACCTCTAAGCGATGAGGGAAGGATTTTAATTCCAGACAGAGAAGATCCACATTGGTTCTATATTCCTAAAGGCGTAGAAACATTATTTTTTTATGCAGGAAGACAGGGAACTTTTAACGCCATCTTTATGGACGTACCAGACCAGTTTGAAGACTCACCAGTATGAGCATCACCTCTTTGCGCCGAGCTGTTTTTCAACTGACAGCAAAAGCAGACGGTTGTAAGCAAAGAGCAGAATTAATTGTCTGCGCAGATGCGCGAGAACTAGAGGGAAGGTTAGAGGAATGTGGGGAGCAATTAAAGATTTTTGTAATTCAGTTAGATCGCTTTGCTCCTTCAAAGACTTTACGGCAGAAACCAAACAGAACAAAAGAACAGCATATGTCTGCTTTGTCCCTCGGGTAGCCGTGGGTAAGTTGTTCTGGATACACGCTTGCCTTAATGAAAGATTTAGCCACTGCTTTGTGTTTTGGGATACGCCCAAAGGAGTCATCTTTGCAGACAGTAGGGCTAACGTAGCTGACATAAGCTACATGAAAAAAGACCACACAGCCGAGAGTCTGTTAAAGATTCTTAGGCGGGGCAAATTGAAAACGGTGAAATGTGAGATTACCCCAAAAGGAAAATCACTTCACTATTTCCCTTTGCAGCTCAACCCACAAAACTGTGTGAGTCTAACTAAAGCGGTGCTTGGAATCGCTCCGAGAAGAGTGTTTACACCCTTCCAGTTATATCGACACCTGTGCAGTAGAGAAGATAGTGTATTAATTTAAAGGAGAATAAAAATGGGATCAAGTGACCCGGGGCCAGACTTTTATACGCAGCAAGAAGAAACTAAAGAATTGGAGATAGACAAAGAAGCAAAGCGCAAGAATAGGCAACTGCAACAAAACCAACTTGACCAGCTCAATCGCCAGCGCGGCGGAGGTGGTGGAGTAAGCCCAGCATCAGGCGGAAGTAATCAAACGCTTGGAGGCTAAGCCATGAAGACCAAAGCGGCGATGATCAACGAGCGTTACACAAACGCTATGAGCCACAAATACATGTGGGGCACAATACTCCAGCGTGCCTATGATTTTACGATGCCCAACCGGAATCAGTTCAATCACATCAAGTACACTCCGGGACAAAGCCGCACTGAATGGCAATACGATTCAACAGCCACTATAGGTCTGCGAAAGTTTGCATCCAACTTACAGCAGTTGATGATGCCAGCTGGACAGCACTGGCTTAAGCTCTCACCAGGGAAGGCCATAACATCTGGCAAAGCTAACGAGTCACCGCACCAGGCAGAACAAGACTGCCAAAAATGGGAAGACTTATACTTTGACATGCTAGACCGCTCTAATTTCCAGCAAGCTTTATATCAAAGTCTTATGGAAATGGGAATCAGTACAGGCGTGATGCTAATCACTGAGGGCACAATTGACAATCCATTCGTCTTTACAAGCGTACCACTAGACCAAGTGTGTTTAGAAGCTGGGGCGCATCAAAGCGTACAGAACGTTTACAGATATTTTAAGGTGCCATTAGAAGCGATTCAAGGCACATGGCCACGAGCTGAGCTTACACCAGAGCTTGAGAGGGCCATGCCAGAAGATCCACAGCGTAAAGTAGAAATCATAGAGGGCACAATCTACGAGCCAGACGCTGAAGGCGAAGACAAGTGGTGCTACTTTGTGATGCAGAAAGGATCAGACAAATTCCTGCTCCAAGAGTACATGTCATGGTCGCCATGGCTTGTGTTCCGCTGGAACTTAGACGCTGACGAAGTCTACGGCCGCGGCCCTGTCATTGACGTACTGCCATTTATCCAAGCCTTAAACAAGCTAGCTGAAAACGATTTACGTGCGGCGAGCTACAACGCTAACCCAATCTTCTTGGTAGCCAGTGGATCAGAAATAAATCCATATACGGCGCGCATAGACCCTGGCTGTATCATCCCCGTCATGCCCAATGGGATTTCCAACCCACCTGTACAGCAGCTTGTGATTCAGGGACAACCAAACTATGCCCAGCTGACAAGACAAGAATTAGTAGAAGGCGTCAACGGCGCATTGAATGTTAACCCAATCGTCCCGGCTGACCAGGGAAACAAGACAGCCACAGAGATTAGCGCTCGGCAGGAAGAATGGATGCGAAGCAACCAGGCTCAAGCAGGACGTTATGAGCAAGAAATCTCAGCACCGATGTTTAACATCACTTGGCATATCCTGGGCGCTCTTGGTCTTGTACCTAAGATCAAACCAGACGGTAAAATAATGGACGTGGATTACAACGCTCCAATCAAAGACCTACAGGGCCGAATTGAAGTTCAAAAAGCAATCGAGGCCAGCCAGATGATCAACCAGATTCTTGGCCCACAGTACGGAGAGTACGGCGTATTACTCAGTATGGACGTCACAGAAGTTGGATCAGTCGTCTGCGATAAGCTAGGCGTTAACGTGGACTTTGTCCGTGACGCACTTTCGAAGCAGAAGTTTCTACAAGGCGCAGCGCAAGCACAAGCTGCACAGCAGCAGCAGGGCGCGCCAGCTCAGCCGCCGATGCCACAGGGTCAAGCGGCACCGCAAACATTAAACGCACCACAACAATAACCGGGGGGAAATAAGATGGAAGAAATAAAAAGTCCAATTGATAATGAAATTGACAATGCAATCAAGATGAAGAAAGAGACCGACAGCGTCAAATCACGCATCGGATTCTGTGCTTACAAGGCACTTGAAGAAAACAAGCTAGGCAAGGAGCTCATGGATAACCTTAAGCTACGTTTGTTTGTCAAAGTCGGAATCCAAGAGGCCAACACGCTATCATACATCGAAGGTCAGAACGATATGATAAGAATGCTTTTAAGTATGATACACGAACATAAAAACCAATAGGGGGTATTTAATGTCAGAAGTAATGATGCAGTCCACGCCAGTAGCCGCAGAGCCAGCTCAAGAACAGGCACCCACCGAATCAGCGCCAGTTGAGAGCACAGAGCCACAGAAAACATTTACCATGCCAGAACAAGGAGATGCACAGAATGGTTCCTCACAGCCATCAGATGCACCAGAAACCGATGGTAAATGGTACTGGGCGGATGGCGTGGCCGGTGAGGGAAACAAACCGGATTGGTACAACGAGGGCACGTTCAAGTCAATTGCTGAGCAAGCCGAGGGATACACCAAGCTTCAGTCTCATCACAACAAGGCATTAGGCGGATTTACAGGCGCACCAGAGGGCGATTACGAGTATGCCTTACCTGATTCAATGACAGACGAAAGCTACTCTCTAAACTCCGACGATCCGGCTCTAAAGGATTTCTCAGAGTATGCACGCAAGGCAAACATAAATCAGGACGCCTTCACTCAGATACTGGACATGTATCACACAAATATTCACGCGATGAACGAGACTTACTCAGAAGAAATCGTTAATGGGGTTAATGAAGCACATGACACAGAGATGGCGGCCTTCGGTGAACACAACCAGCAGGCATTCTATGAGTCAGTCTCAAGAGCATCCAGCTTGCCTGGAATGACAGAAGATGGCATGAATGACATATTGGATGGGATCACCACAGCTCAGGGCCTAAAAGATTTTATGACCCTAGTCAGCTCGACCAAGGCCTCATCTGTACCCAAGTCACCCGGCGA